CCGGAACTTCTGGATTGACGGTAACTTCGCCGTTGCGTGCATCGAGAACGTCACAACTGCGGCGGTGAACCTGACCGTCTACGGGGACCGGCCATGCTTTGCACGCACTCGCAATGCAGCGGACGTGATCTTTACCGCCGTTGCCACCACGACTGGGAATGTCGGGCCGAATATTCATGCTCGCCTTCAGGACGATGCGGCGAACATTACGGAAGCATTCGTTGGTGCTGACATGCAGTTCTTCCAGCCCATTGCGATTGCGAACGCCGATGGTGAAGTGGCACTCAATACAAACATCACGGCTTCGACAGACGCTATCGTTTAAGTGTCAGGGGTTCATTCATACGGACCTTTGGATATTTCCCTGGACCCGATTATTGCGCGGGTTCAGGGAATACCCGGCTCAGAGTGGACGTATCGCGGCGACCTCGAATCCAAGGATACCCGCGTTGTTCGAGAGAGCAGCACGAATTTCCCGAAAGACGAAGCCGAAGAACTGTTCGCTCAGGTCTCGCGTCAATATCTCGGCCCTGGGTACATGAACAGGGCTGTTTTGTCGTGCGTCCCAGCGGGCAAGGGCATCCTTCCTCATGTCGATGATTTCGGGGAGGAAGTTCGCCAAGCGTCCATCCATTGCCACTTGCCGCTCATAACCGACCCTGCGGCCGTCATGGAGTTCCCCGGTCTTGGGGAAACGCACCACTTGGAAGCCGGGTGTCTCTACGCAATGGACGAGAGAGAGACCCATTGCGTTCGCAACCCGGCCTCAATTGATCGGATTCACCTGCTATTCGCGTTCTTTCCCGACCGCGGTGCGGGCTCAAGGAGACAGCCATGTTGATGAAAGAATTTGATTTCGACCTTGCCGATGCAGATCCGGACGGAATCTGTGAGGCGCAGACACCAGCGGGGGCTGGCAACATGTCGCTTAACGGTGCCCTGGTATCGGGCGGTGTCGCGACGATGGATTATGCGAGACGCTTAGTTATCGCTTCCGATGGTAATGAAAGCGGAGTGACGTTCACGATAACAAGTACCGATCCGGATGGATACACGGTGTCGGAAGTCATAACAGGCCCGAACGCGACCTCAGTTGAAAGCACGATATATTGCGGTGACGTGGCGCAGATCGCCATATCCGGCGCCGGCACAGGTAACATCACCATCGGCACGGTGGACGAGATATGCAGCCAAACCATTCCGCTCGATAGCCGGTCGGAATCGGTTGCGCGGCTCAATGTCGATGTCACCGGCACGATTGACTTCACCGTGCAACAGACCTTCGACGATGTGCAAGTCGACGGTCAGTCCGCGCACCAGAACGCGCAATGGCTGAACATATCGGCCCTGGCGACGAAAACGGCGGACACAACGTCCGAGGCAACGCAGAGCGCGACGGCGGTCCGGTTCATCGTGAACAGCCATAGTGCCGGTGCCGAAGCGCAAATGAACCTTCTCCAGCCGAACCAGCACTAGCCGATGGCTACTTCCGGCGCGGTCACTCTGGAATACACGGTTTCCGAACTGATCGAGGAAGCCTACGAGCGGGCAGGCTACGACCTGCAATTCCTCAACGCTCACCACATGAGAACGGCTCGGCGTTCGATGAACCTCATGTTCTCGGACTGGGCCAACAGCGGCGTGCGTCTCTGGATGGTCGATAACCAGACCCAGACCGTTACCGCCAGCACCGCCAGCTATACGCTCCCCGCGGGTACGATAGACGTGCTCAGTGCGGTTCTATCCCGCAGTAGCGTCGTTACGCCAATGGTTCGCATATCCCGCGAAGATTTCCACTACATCCCCAACAAAACACAGGAAGGCCGCCCGGATCGGTTCTTTCTCGACCGACAGTTAAGCCAGCCCGTAATGCACGTCTGGCAAACGCCGGAGAACTCCACCGACGTTATCGACTATTGGCGCCTCGTTCGCATGGACGACGTAACCCGAGGCACTGAGACAGCGGATATCCCGCAACGCTGGTGGGAGGCCATGTGCGCCGGGCTCGCCGTGAAGCTCTGGCAAAAACTCCCGCTCGAGAAGAGACGCCCGCAGGATCTCCAAGCGCTTGGAGTGCTTGCTCTTGACGCTTTCAAGAATGCCAGGAGCGAAGACCGCGAGCGCGCGCCGTCGAGTTTCACGCCCTATGCAGGATACGGCATATGACCTTCGCTCATCGGCAATCGCGTGGCGCCACTCGCTTCGCCAAGGGGAGCAAGGCCAAGGCCCAATGCGGCCGCTGCGGCGATGTGGTGCTCTACAAGACGCTCAAGCTGGACGGCTACAAAAAGAACTACTGGGTCTGCCCCGATTGCTACGACCCGCCCGAACCGCAGGAGCAGCTGGTCAGCACGGCCGACGCAGAGGCTTTGGCCCATCCCCAGTCGCTGCTCGATACCGGGACGACCGATGCAGTTGGCAAACTGACGGACTCGCTTGACGGCGGCACGACCTTCGGGGGAGGCACCTGATGGCTGACTACGATTCCATTAAGGCCAGCGTCAAAGCCTTCATTTCCGACGATTACGCCGATTTCGACGGGCAGATCGACGAAATGACGATCAACGCCGAAAAGAGGATATCGCGGGAACTCAGCCTGCCTGCACAGATGACGTGGAAGGATGATGCTACCCTCACGCAAGGCACCGCTACGCTCGACCTGCAATCCGATGCGATTGGATCGATACACTTCTTCTCGATCACGGACGCCAACGGCGATCAGATCATTCTGGAACGCCGCACGCCCAGCTTCATACGAGATTACTGGACCGACCCGACAGAGACCGGAGTGCCGAAATACTACGCTCAATATGACGCCGACACGGTGTTGCTCGGTCCAACACCGAACTTCCAAGTAGGCTCGACCGACTACCCTTACACGATGCTCTATGACGTGCGGGTGGGTGGGCTTACGGCATCGGGCGCGACGACGACATGGCTCTCTCTGAACGCCGAGGACGTGCTGATCTACGCCATCCTCCATGAAGGCGCGATGTTCCACAAAGATGGCGCGACGGCAGGCGAGGAAGGCTCTCAGGCTTTCTACGAGAAAGAATATCAAAAACGCCTCGCCTCCTTGGCGGCAGAGGTCGGACGGGTTCTGACGGATCGGACCAATACTCATAAGTCGGAGGCTTCGTAAATGGCATCGACCGCATCGGACAAACTCAAGCTCGAACTTCAAGCCGATGGCGAGAACGACCAGACATGGGGCGCCAAGATCAATGTTGCCTTAGAGCGTTTGGAACAGGCGACCGCGGGCGAGACGACAGTCAGCCTCCAGGCTCTGGGTGGCGCGAACTACACTCTGGATGACACGCAATACGTAAAGGGCTCTGGTACGACGGCAGAAGCACACCGGATGGTGCTGAACCTGACAGGCACGATGGACGCAAACGAGAACGTCATCGTGCCGGCGCGAACGAAGCTCTATGTCGTGCGGAACAACACTTCAGGCAGTTTCACAGCAACCGTCAAAACCTCTGCTGGCACGGGCATCGCTGTTACGCAAGGCACATCGGCCCTGCTGTACTGCGACGGCACGAACGTCGTGGATATGCTTGCAGCATATGATTTAAGCGGGGATTTCGCGCTTCCCGGCGATATCACGCCTTCACAGATTACCGCGAACACCGACGACTATGCACCGACCGGCCTTAGCACAGCGACGGTCTTGCGGCTCGACACGGATGCCAGCAGGAATCTCACTGGCCTCACAGGCGGGGCGGATGGCCGGATAATCATTATCGACAATATCGGTTCATTCGACCTTGTGTTGACGGATGAAGATGCAGCCTCGACCGCAGCCAATCGTTTTGCTCTGGCCGGAAATGCGACCGTCCCGGCCGGTGGCACGATCGCACTGAAATACGACAGCACAGCAAGCAGATGGCGAGCTTTTGGCGGGCTATCCCAAGGCGATATCGGCGTAACAGTTCAGGCTCATGACGACGATACTCTCAAGGCCGATACGGGCGACACACTAACAGAGAAATTCACGACCGCTCATACCGCCGCATCGTCTTCATCTAACGCGGTCACGCTGAGTTTTGCCAACACGCCGAAACGCAAAACGACTCTGACCGAGAACATTACGACCGTCACAATCAGCGGCACGGCAGACGGCGACGAGCTGCAATGGGCCATCACCGGAGCGACGGGGCCATTCACGGTGTCTGGCTGGGCCGCGGCGGGTTTGACA